TTTTTTCTTCTGCCGACTCCTTTGCTTTCATGAACCCATGAGGAGTGACCATAATCTTACCATCACCAAACTGAATACCGTTTACGTGATTCTTCATCACGGTAATCTTACTTCTTGTTGCGATAGTAATGGTTCTTTTGTTTCTTGTGATTGGAATTTTGGTTGTGCCGGCGTTTTTCTCATTACCAAAACGGAACACCAATGTTGAGTTCAACCAAACAGATTCTCCACCTTTAGCTTTGATTTTTGGTTGTTCGTATGGGTTACTTGGTAATTCAACCCATGGTTGGTTTACAATCACAAGTGTATTTGTGTGAGGTTTATCAGACCTTCTTGAACCTGAGATACGTTGGTTGATACCCATACCAATTTTATCTGATAGAACAGATGCATTGTGTTGTTTACCACCTTTACCTTCCCAAGTCATCTTACATGGAACTGAACCAACAGAATCCCATAGGAACAATAAATCGTAAGGGATATCGCCCTTTTCCTGAGCATCCATCATTTCATTGATGAAGTCGGTAATTTGTTCGATGTATTCAAAATCATTTCTGAAAATGAAATTACCCGTAAATGTGATTTCACCTGTTGATGGGTCAACTTCTTCTTCTACGGGAATACCCATAATATTAGCATGTTCAAAATTGAACTTCTGTTCAGTAATGATGAACACGGGAAGAATGTCCTTTTTAATGGCATCAGCAGCAGCCGCTAACAATGCGGTAGTTTTACCCGTATCAGAGTGACCCAAGAACATATTGATATGTCCAAGAGCGGGACCCGGTAAACCCGTCGCATCCAAAAACGCATCACCTAAATCCAAAAACCTATCGGGTTTGTAGGTCATTTTACTTGAGTACTTGGATGTTATACTCGAAATTGAAAAATCTTTTTTCTTAATTGCCATATTGATATTTTTTAAAAAGGAACACCCTCAAGGACAAAATGTCCAAGAGAGTGTCCTTGAGGTTTTTTAGAACGGTAAATCGTCGTCAGTGTCGTCTTCTGCCTGAGGGTCAACCACAGGAGTTGAAGGTGTAACATTTACAGGAGGTGACATCAATGTGGTTTCTTCTTCTGAATTAGAAACCCATTTTTTATTTTCTGAATCCCATTTTGGAACTTCACCTTTAGCAATCATTTCCAAATACTCTTCAGGTTTCTTAGAGTAAACATCAGACCACGTCAATTCATCATTAACCCAAGTTTGTGCAACACTACTATCAGTATGTAGTGGTGAAGCATCTTCAGGGATGATAGATGTGATTGTGGTGTACTCACGACCATTACCTGCTTTAGTTAAACCTAAAGTAATGATAAGGTCACGACCTGTGTTCATTTCAGTAATATCACCTTTGTTTTTGAATAGTGGGAAGATTTTATCGAGAACTCCCTCACCTTTACTGTTGTGTTTAAAACGCCAGAATTTAACACCATCCTGTTCGTTTTCTCTATCGATAACTTTTACAATGTAAAATTTACGAGCTCTGTACTGACGAGCAAGAACCTTATCGGATTCCAAACCTGTCATCTGAAGTGCATCATATACCTCATTTAAAGGTGAACGCTTACCTTCTTGTTTAGGGTCGTAAAGTTTTACCCAATTTCCATCAACTTGTACTTCATGGAAATACGCCTCTTTAAAAGGAGAGGTACCATCTGTCGTAGGTAGGATACGAATACGTTTCTCACCACTACGAGCACCTTTCGGTAGAAGTGTAGTAAAATACTTCTTTAATCGGTCTTCTTGCGAAACCTTGTTAGCATTGTTGCCGCCAGCGGCTTGTTTGTTCTTTTCGTACTGTGCCAGTACTGCATCAAATGTGGACATAAATCTTAATTTTAAGTTGTTATATATAAAGTATACGAAAAAAAAACCGGATTAAAAAATCCGGTCTTAAAGTTTTTCAAAAAAGTTTCGAGGAGTCTTACTCTAATGTTAAAAGATACAAAAGTTTATTCAATAAACCAAGCATCTCATCCTTTAAATTCAATAAATCAGTATCTCTCTTAGGGTCCAAATCTTCGGTAAACTCAACCAACGCATCCACACAAACCGTAATCATATCTTTTGGATTCATTTCGGATAAGTTTATAAGTTTTATATTATTAGTTTCATCATCCAATATAAACCTTCCATATTTGCCCATAGAAATCTCAACAAACTCGTCGATTAAATCTGAAAGTTCGTCGTGTGCCTTACCAAACGCTTTGTGTCGAGCAAGACCTTTAGTTTGCCAATGGTTGATTTTTAATTGTAATTGTAAACCTAATAAAAAATTTACTTTAGAAGCTAAATTCATCTTGTTCTTCGTCTTGTGGGTTGAATGTGTCTCTTATTGTTTCTTGTGAGTAGTTTTGAATATCGTCCTTAGTTAATACATACTCATTCTTACCACTCGCTCTCATCTCTCCTTGCTTTTGTGCAAAGAATTGTTGAGGGTTTTGGTTGAATGGGTATGAATCTAATGAACGCATCTGTAATCTTTCTTCAGGAGTTGGTTCTTTAACTTGTTCAATCTTACTACCTAACTCGTCGATTTTAGCCATTACCATATCCATGCTAGATAACTTCTGCTCCAAATCATTTAATTTGGTGAATACATCATCCATTTTAGTGATTACTCCCTGATGTTCACCCTTAGTGTCATCAAGGTCATTCTTAATAGATTTTGTCATGTTAACTAAATCGGTAATATCCAATTCTTCGACATCTGATTCCGCAGGTGCCGCTTCAGGTGCGGGTGCCCCCATTTCAGGTGCCCCTCCTTCAGGTGCTGGTGGTAATTCTCCTGCCGGTGGTTCAATACCAGGTTCAGCCGGAGCTTCGGGAGCCGGAGGTAACTCTTGCTCGTTCATTAATTTTCTCGCGTACTTATTGATTTGGTTAAAACGAGCAACCTCTTCTAAGAGTTTCTTTTCCAATTCCATAGTTTTAATCTTGTAATAATTGTCTTCCGTCTTCGGTTATGAATTTTTTATTTATTCTTTCAACAATACCATCCTTACTTCTGATGATATAACATTCACCAGTACGTAAGTCACACTCTTCTCTCTCCATACCATCGTTAGAAACGTTCTTTACGTTCTTCGGTGCCATGTAGTTGTTAAGTGCACTATTTAATTTTTCGTTATTCATAGTATTTTCTTTTATAAATATCCAAGAAATGGTAAAATCCATGAAAAAACCACCGCTCTTATTAATAAATAACTAATACAGGAAATATTCAACTGCCACATAATCATGGCAATTTCGTCAATAATACTTTCTATTGGGTGTTTCCTCACATAGAAGTATCTAAAAAGGACAACCCACATTAAAATGTTAAGGAATGCGGTTAATGTCATGACATCTTAAAGTATATCACTTCACCTTCGTGAATACCTAACTCTGACATTAATGCCGGTGACATACCCATTCCATATCCATCAACCTTCGGTCCCACTGAAATCGGTCCCTGTACGGATAATGGTCCAAGATTACTATCTAATTGATAACTAGGACTTAGGGTCAATGTTTTACCGTTCTTTGGATTTTTAAATTGAGTGGTTGCAGTTCTAATTTTAGATGCATTGGCTGTACTAAGTTGAAATCTAACATTATAGAACTTCATACTCGAACCACTAACATCTGACCATTTAATACCTTCCGCAACATTAAATGTGGTCCCACTCTCAATTGGATATTTTTCTCCTCCCATCTTAACAACAATTGCTCTTAACCAAGTTTCACCATTATTATCAATCTTTTGAATGGATGGTTCATTATTGAATCCATTATATGGTACCCCAAACTCAGTGATGCCAACTTTTGGTGATGATTTGGTGATGTCTTCTCCCGATACTGTAACTGAACCCATATCCGTAGTATATGATACACCATTATAAACCACAGGTTTTTGTGTGTCGGTTTTAGTTGATTGTTGTTGTTTCAATATTGATTTCGCTTTACTTGTTAACTTATCAAATAAAACTCGATAACTCGCTAAAAACGAATCTTTAGGGTCAGGTAAAGAGGTGTATGGTATTCTTGTACCAACAAATGTGGTGTTGATGACATTACTCTTAATCGAATGACTTACCTCGGTAATCCAATATGTCCCTTTAAACATCGGGATGTTTTTCAAATAGAAATACATTGTGGGTTGAATCATAACATTACCCATACAAGATACTTCACATCTATATGATGCTTGTTTGTAATAATCAAATAAACTGGTATCTACATTATACGCACCAGCACCTGATTCGGACCTTGCCAAGTTCTCTAACACAACAAATGATTCCGATGTATTCTTTAATGTTGCTTGGTCAAGTTGTACCCCTTTAAAGATACCCTGATTTTGGTCACCAAAACTTACTTCAAATGCAACAACCTTATTTGATTTACTCAAATCATTCACTGAGAAACCTTCAAGTGACGTAATAACCAAAGGGTTATTATTTACACTACCAATATAGAAACTATCATCAGCAAACTTATACTCCTTACTATTTGACATATCAGGACGTTTTGATGAATTACCCACCAACTGAATGATAATCTTTGGTGACGATTCTTGGTAATCAACTTCGAGGAATGTTCCAAATAGGTTTTTAGCCACCGTTTTAGATGGTGCAATTTTACTCTTTGTTCTTAGATTGGTTCCGTAGAAATTTACATATGCCGGAAGTGCTCTCATATCGAGACCTGTACCCTGTATCAACATAGATATTGCACCGTAAAGATTCTGTTTTGCATTTTTTGGATTCAATAATGGTAGAATCTTATCTACGTTTAGATAAAATTTGTCACCAATATCTCGGTTCGCTTTATCTAAGAATAAAAACTCTTCAAGTAATAATCGTTGTCCAATAGAATTTCCTGCAGTCCATTTATCATTGAATGATTTTAAGGTGTTGTATACTTCCAATTTTGTTTGGTCGGTATTGTAACCTCTATAAAGTTTGATTTGTGAACTTTCGTTTTCTTGTTTTACACCTGTTTCTGAACTTATCTTTCTTAGTAGTTGTTCTAAGAAATATTTTAATCTTTGGTCAGAACCTGCGGCATAGATTCCATTAGTATTACCTTGGAAAATTGATGTTCTAAGATATTCTCTAAATGCCACTTTGGTATTTGTACCTCCCGCTTTTCTATAACCACCATAAATTTGTGCCATTGGTCGGTATCTAATAATGTTCTCCTCATTAAGTTTAATGTCGTTAATCGAGAAGAAGTTTTGGTAGTAACCGTCGATATCTTCACCAATGTATAATTTAATTAAATCTAAATTAGTTGATGTTACATCCGATACACTAAACGGTAGTTCAGTAAATAATGAAACAGTAGATGGTAATCCCATTCCATAGAATGTATATGGGTCAATCTCTTTTGGATTAGCTAAAGTAAATTTAATTAAGTTCTCACTGTTCAAAAGGTTTGATGTAACAACTTCTAATTTGGTTGTTTGTCTTGTTTTTAAAGTATTCAATAGTGTATCTGAACCAATAGAATCAGAAGTTTCTTTTCTAACGGTTGAGATATCTTTTAATAAATCTTGAAACTTCGGATAGTTTACGTTTTTAAACGTTTGATATGGTATTTCGGCATTACCTTTTTCAGATGCAAAGTCCAAGAACATTTCTTCAAATGTTTCCAATATCTTAGGACTAAATGTTCCAATCAAATCAATTACTTTTCTATAATTTGTATCGATTGAATAAACGTTATCCGTTGTTGAACCCGAAACATAGTTTCTT